GTATATTGATTGACAACATACAATATATAGTGTATAGGGACAATTAGTTGCACAAGTTTGTTAATGAAAATATACAGCGTCTGACATGTCCGGACACCGATTGATGGTAGAATGAAAAATCAGAAACTTACAGAAAAACAAAAGAATTTTTGCAGAGAATATCTTATTGACCTCAATGCGACTCAGGCCGCTATTCGGTCAGGGTACTCAAAAAAGACGGCGCATGCGATAGGGAAAGAAAACCTACACAAACCTCTAATCCAAAAACAGCTGCAAAAAACTATGAACAAAAGAGCTGAAAAGACTGAAATTACAGCCGAAATGGTGCTGCAAGATATTAATGAAATTAAGACACGGACAATGGCGCCTGGGAAAGACTTTGACGCAAAAAGCGCATTGAAAGCTCTTGAGTTATTAGGCAAGCATTTAGTTCTGTTTACTGATAAAATCCAACACGGCTTTGACGATGCAACCCTGAATACGATACTTTCAGCGCTCCCGGCCGAGTATGCAGAAGCAGTTAAGGCGCAACTATCTGAAATAATTAAGAAATAGTCTTACCTCTCTCATATCAACGAGGTTGGACGAACTCAAAAAATGAATAGTAAGGTATACGGGTTTTATGACTGATTTGCAAAAACATACTGAAAAGTCACCCGAAGCGTTTGCGGCGTTGTTGGCTTCGAAGTGTGCTCCTGGAGTGGTTGAGAAATTAGTTAGTAAGCCCTTTTTCAGTGACAATATTATTCCTGATTGTTTTGCTGATTTTTTCATTCCTTCCCGGTACAAGATTTATTTCGGAGGACGAGGCGGAGCAAAATCGTGGTCGGCTGCAAAAGCGTTGGTACGGTTAGCGTATGAAAATCCCTTGCGGATTCTATGCACTCGTGAATTCCAATCATCTATCACAGATTCAGTTCACAGATTAATTTCTGATCAGATTGCAGAAATGGGCCTGGCTGATTATTTTTCAATCACCCGAACATCAATCACCAGCACATCCGGCTCTCAATTTATTTTTAAGGGGCTTCAACATTCAATCCAAGAAATCAAATCAACAGAAGGAATCGATATTTGCTGGGTAGAAGAAGCCCAGGCAATTTCCGAAACGTCGTGGGAGATTTTAATCCCTACAATCCGAAAAGAAAATTCAGAAATATGGGTAACATTCAATCCTGATGAAGCGACAGACCCCACATTTGTCCGTTTTGTTGAAAACACTCCACCGAAAGCAGTTAAGAAAAAAGTTGGGTGGGAGGATAATCCGTTTTTCCCTGCTGTGCTGGATGCTGAACGAAAATATATGCTTGAGATTGACCCGGAAGCGTATGAGCACGTCTGGGGTGGGCATTGCCGGACAATTAGTGACGCTGTAATTTTCAGAGGCAGGTTCGAAATATCAACATTTGGGGAACCACCTGAAGGCACAAGGATTTATTACGGTCTTGATTTTGGATTTAGTCAGTCGCCGCAGACGTTTGTTAGAAGCTGGATTATTGACAATATTCTCTATGTCAGCCATGAAGCGTGGGGCATAGGCATCGAATTGGACGATACAGCCGATTTTCTGAAAACAGTCCCAGGGGCAGAAGATTGGCCGATTAAGGCGGATGCTGCCAGGCCAGAGACAATATCACATCTTAGACGGCACGGGTTTGATGTTTCAGCGGCAAAAAAATGGCCAGGAAGTGTTGAAGATGGCTTGGCAGTTATGAAGGGGTTTAAGAAGATTGTTATCCATGAACGCTGTCATCATTGCGCTGAAGAGTTTAGGTTATACAAGTACAAGGTTGATAAGCAGACAAACGAGGTTTTACCAATTATTATTAAGAAGTTTGATAATTTCCCGGACGCTATCAGATATAGCTTAGTGGGGTTGATCAAGCGGCCTAACTTTTTCGACAACTGTGTTGTGCAGGACTTCCCGGAATGAAACCGATAATCAAACTTATAACTCACCCAGAGCCATGGCAGACGTATAGAGCCAGACAGGATGAGGCAGCAGTAACAGGGCAACCATTTATAGAAAAACCATGGTGGTACAAGAACACAGAGACCGGGCAGTTATACTATGATATATATGCATGTATTGGATGGCCTACACCAGTAACGGATCAAGGCTTAGGGTTATGCGGGTATGCTGCTATAATAGGTATCGTGAGGCCGAGTGAGACACAGGAACATATAAGCCCTGCTGAGGCCAACTTCCAGTTGATAGAAGAAAAAGAAAGCCTTGATGTCAATTCATTAATTGATCAATGTCTTGTCTTGAAGGAAAAATATGATTACAAGGGAAGCTTTACAGGTGATACAGAAAAGTTTATCACGACATTAGCGTTGAAAAATGAAATACTTTTACGAAAAGACAGCGCCAAGAAAAGTGCAATAATTATTTCGCCGCCTGTTGATTTTTATGATAATAATAATTTTGAGATATATATTAGAGCGTTAAGATCATGCATACAGGCAGAAAAGCCAAGGTTCTACTTTGGGAACAATCCAATTTTGAAAACAAAGGTTCAGGAGTTTACAGTTAATGACCCGGCTGTGATGGCTGTAGGTGGTATGATGCATACGCTTCTTAACAATGTGTTGTGGATGGATAATGCAGCTAATAATGTTTTTACTTTAGACGATAGAAAGAAATATGAACAACAAGCCATATAAATGTATACATTGTGGAAGAAATCTTGGCGGATGTATTCCGCATCGTTGTAAGGGAACAATGCGTAAGAGAACCCTTGTATTTAAGGATAGGCGAACTAAATTAATTCATAATATTAAAGATAGGAATCAATATGCCTGACTATATAATTTATTTAATTTGTTTTTGCAGTGGAGCTTTTTTATCAATCGCAGGTGCTTTCGCTGGAGCTTTTATTATGTTTCGTGGAAAAGAAAGCAACAGTGAAAGCACTCATTCTTTTTTAGGGAAAGCAAAAAAAGGCAAGGTCTTCACAATCCCAACAGAAGGCGTGCCGGAGTTCCCGACAGAGCCAAAGCAATCCAAAGAAGAAAAGCATGTGTTAGGGAAGACGACTGATTTCTTGAAAAATCTCGGAGGTAAAGTATAATGAAAGTGCAATGTCCAGGTTGCAAACGCATTCAGCATGAAACAACGGAGCGATACCAGCCAGATACGCTTGTTAATGGTAGCTTTGTTAGGCTTGCAGAAAAATATGCTAAAAGGGGTTGGAATTGTTTTGATGAAGGTGGGGCAGCTATATCGACCACAGGCGCTTCGATGATGCTTTGCCCGTCGTGTGGCATGTCGCTTGCGCCGGAGGGCAGATTGCTTGTAATTACAGAGACAGTTAAGGCTAAGGTTCTGACACAGGGCGAGAAGAATCAAGCTATTATCAATGAGTTTGACGGAGAGAAAGATAACCCGCTGAAATGCAAGGTATGCGGCCAGGTCTGCAAGAGTTTATTAGGGCTGAATAGCCATATGAGGAAACACGCAAATGCTTAATGAAAAATGGAACTTGGAAAATATTCCGCCTAAAGGGCACAAAGATGTAGCTGAGTTTGCGAACAACCTATTTGAAATAGCGAGAAACGAAAAAGACAGATTAGGCAAGAACGCTGATTTTTTGTCTAATTACTCGTTGTATAAAGGGAAGACCAACTCAACTCCTGTTAATCTTTATTTTAGTAATGTCGAAAGAACCGTTGCGAATATTACAGCCAGAGAGCCGGTCGGTGAAGTGGTGGATTTAGACGGATATGAAGACGATGCTGAAAGCATTTTATCTGTTAAGCTCCTGAAATGGTGGAAAGAAACCAACCAGCAAACTAAAACCAGAGCCACTGCCAGGGCCATGGAGATTTATGGCATTACAACAGAAAAGCCATATTGGGACAAGGTGAATGATCAGCCGAATATATTGCTGACAGATCCGTTTGCATTTTTTCCAGCACCAGGATTATATGAAGATATATCTGAAGAGGCTCCATATGTATGCTTTGCGTATCTTGAGTTTATTGACAAGATAGAATCTGAATTTAAAGTTACCGATATTGTTGCCAATGATGCGTATGAAATGCTTGGTACAGTCAGAGAGGATTACAAGCAGACGAAAGCAAAGGAAAGAACTGGTAATTACGAAGACGCACTGATACCTCGAACACACAAGAATGACGCTTCAGACAAAAAGATTGAACGGGCGCTTGTGATTGAAGTATGGATAAGAGACCGTAAAACGAAAAACAGAACGGAAGAAAAGATTGACGAAGAAACAGGCGAATTAATGAAATTCACGCATAAAGACCCTGTTTATCCTGATTCTATCCGGAAAATAACAATAGCTGAAAAGAAAGGCACTGAAAAATACATTGCTCTTGATGACAGTGCCAATCCTAATATTAATCCTGAATTAGATGTGAAACTTGCCTCAGAAACCCATCCATGGGGCAGGTTCCCATGTTATCACGCAAATAGCTACAAGGATTTAATTTCAATATGGGGGTTTTCGGCAGCCGAACAGGTAGGGGATCTCATAACGAGTCTCAATAATATAATGACACGCTTAATTGCATACGTGCAAGGTGTTATGTCCCCACCTTTAATCATTCAACAGAACTGTGGAATCACACAGGCAATGATTGAAAATAATATTGAGAAAGCCGGGCGCATGATTTTAATGCCGACTATCCCTAATGCCCGTATTGAATTTATGCAGATACCTAATTTACCTACAACTTTTTTCCAAGTACTTGATTTAATCACAGGTTATTTTGACAGAGTATATACCATTGAAGACGCTGACAGAGGGCAGGCCCCAAGTGGCATTGTAGCTGCCAGTGCAATCATGGCTTTACAGGAACGTAATGCTGTATTGATGCAAGCGAAAACATCTGCTATTGATTATATTGCAGAACAACGGAGTCGGTGGTGCTTGGGGTTATATCAGAATTTTGGTACGCAAATGGAATCGGTTAACGTAGCAGATGAGCCAAAGCCATTCCGGGGTGTTGATTACGCAGGAAGAAAATTTTCGTATGTAATAGAGGCAGGATCTTCAATGCCTAAGACTAATGCACAGGTCAGGGAGGATATTGTTGAATTGGCGAAACTCGGTTTGGTTGATCAGCAAGCAGTTCTTGAAACGCTTGGTATCCCTGGGTGGAAAGATATTCTTGAGCGAACAGGCGAAAATCAGCTTGAGCAAGCATTGCAGGTTTTAGTGCAAGCAGGGTTAGACGAAGACCAGGCCGCGCAACTTGGGCAATATCTGATGCAACCGGGGCAGAATAAGGAGAAAGAGAATGGGGGAACGTGATATGCCAATATATGAATATGAGTGTGAGAAGTGTGGGAAGATAATTGAGGAAATATATAGTATTTCGAATTATCCAAGGGGCATACTATGCAAGAACTGTGGAAGTATAGCGGATAAGATACTTTCCAGCAGTGGTGGTATCCAATGTGACAGTATCAATGACGTTAAATGGTTAAAGTCGGCTTGTGATAATCTGCAAAGGCCGAATGAACCGAGGATACAAACGAGGGGTGAGTATAAGCGGTATATGAAAGATCATCATATGGCTGCTATTGGATAGGAGGTGTAGAATGTATTGGATTTTTCGAAACTTGGCAGCTTTTTTGTTATCAATTCCGTGTGATTTTATATATTTGCCTGTGGTATATTATCGGAGGCTTTCCAGTTTAACAAAATCACATGATAGTGAAAGGATCAGCTTTCCGTGGGAATGGAACTGGCGCTTAGCCGGACATGAAGACTAAGAGGGGAAATACCCATGAAAATTATACTTGAGCTACAAGGCTGGCAGAAAATAGAAGATATTCCTTCGTATATTATTTCGAAAGGTAGATTCGAAATAGAAATTTATCCTCCTTTGAATGGGTTTGCATCCCGAACCGACAGGCCAGTGAAAGTTATGTTCGTGTATAGAGGGGAAAAAACAAGTGATGGAGTGCCTATTTTTCAGTGTTTTGGTTAACGGTTGAATTAACCGGTGCAGTTTCCGCGTCTGGTTGAATGACAGGTTAGCATCTATGTTGTACTAACATATTCTTTATAGGACAGCAGGAGGCCCTTAATGGACAAGGCGGAAAAATTAATGCTTTTAGCTACTTACAAAGATATAGCTGCAACTTTTAAGGAAGATAATTTCCCATTGCTTTTAAAGCTTCATAAAGACTTGGAAGCAATTAAAAAAAATCAGTATTGCGACCATGATTATTCTGGCGGCAATTATTCTATTTGTTCTAAATGCGGGGAGATGGTAAGATAGAAGCATATGGATAAAAAACAAATAATATCAAATATTTTTATTGACATCCAAATGAAACTGTGCCAATGGTTAGAGAAAAAGCCAACAGGCAAATTTTCAATTCATTTACACTTTAATGACGGAGGTTTACGTGGGAGACCGGATGTAGAAATTAAAGAAAAAATATAAAATAAAATCGGATACAAATAGCCCTGATTATTTAATCAGGAAACTTTAAGCCCGAAAACTTGGATAAACGCACAATGCGTCCAAGTTTTCGGGCTTTTTAATTTTTAGCACAAGGACATATCGTTTAGAGACCTGAAAAGGATAAATCTTAAAAAGCGACCTTGGGATAGGAGAACAAAGACATGGCAGCAGAAGACATGAACACGACTCAAACAGATGGCGAAGGCGAAGGCGAAAAACCTTATCTTGGAACATGGGCAACGAAAGAAGCCGCCGAGGAAGGTATTGCTAACATGCAGACAATGATTGATAAGCAGGGCAACGAAGTAGGTGGGTTAAGGAAGCAGGTTGAACTTGCTGAAAAAATAATGAGCAACCAACAGCAGCCTACCCTTCAGCAGGAGCAAAAAGTAACTCCACCTGCAAAAACTTACAGTACAGATATAGCCAATGTCAGAAAAGAAATGGCAAGCCTTGACCCTGTAGACGAAAACTATCAATCAGACTTAATGTCTTTAATGAATAAGTCAAACGATCTTGCCGCTCTTGAGCAGCACGACAAAACGCTCAATGCCGCCACAAAGATGTTTAGAGACGAACTGGATGAACGGGATGTTAAGGCAACGCACAAGGCTTTTTATGGTGATAACCCAGAATTTAATACCCCCGAAATGCAAGCGCAAATAAGAGAACGGATGTCCGCAGACACAACAGGGATGCTTGACTCTCTTTCAGCTTTCAGGGAAATCCAGCGTGATACTGCCATGCAAAGATCAACTGAATTGGAAACGGAGAACACTGAATTGAAACGAATCGCCGGGCTTGCGAAAGGGACGGATGCCACAGGTAAGGTTATTACCAAAGGCCAAAGCCCTCAACAGACGGCTAAACATACGAAAGTAACAGGCGCAGACCGGAACAAAGGGATGCAGGAAGTTTTAAACGCTCTTAGTTCTGGTTAAAACAAATGCGCTCATAAGGAGAATATATTATGAGTTTAATAAATCAATTGAATGCAACAACTGAGTATTACTGGCTGAATACTGAGCCGGAAGATATTTTAAACAAAGCCTCTGCCCTCCTGTGGAAACTGATGGGTAATGCCGTAAAAGTCGGGAACTGGGAAGTCCAGCCGCATGAGATCGTAGACGGCGGTTTGATGATTAAGGTTCCGCTGGAGTATCAGGCTTCAAATTCCGGTGCTTATGGGGCAACCACCGTTATAAACCAGGCCAAGGTCAATATCGTAGACGCTGCAAGATTTGGATGGGCTGGCGTGTATGGTTCAAATACGCTTAACCTTGACGACCTTACACAAAACACTGGTGACAATGCGATAATCGCATTGACCAATCAGTATATGAAATCTATCAAGAAAGCCGCCAGGGTAAAAATGGCTGCTGATGTTATTGCATCCGCAGCAGATTCAAGTAGCATTACTGGGCTTGGTGATCTGTTTGAAACAACCACGTCCACCGAGTATGGTTCAATCGATACAGATGAAATGGCAGACTGGAAAGCCAATGTTGTGACTACTACGGAGGCAATCGGGTACGAAGTCATGCAGAAAATTTTCCGCCAACCGGATATGGGCGGGTTTGCTGGTATGCTTCCTAACTTTTGTTGCACCACACAGCTTCTTGTCGATGCCTATAAGCGTTCATTGCATCCACAACAGAGGTACACCAATACAGACATGGTTCAGGCCGGATGGAACAATATCATGCATGAGGGCGCGCCTATCGTAGCCGATGCAGGTTATTCTTCTGGTATTCTTGATGCTCTTAACCTGAACTAT